CGGCTCCTGCGCGGACCGCCGTCGCCAGAATCGGGGTCGCGTAAAACACACTGTTGAAATCGCGTGTCATATCAACACCCATTGTGTCTCACCTTTCCTTTCCTACGACGTCCGGAGACTCGTAAGGAACTGTAGTTCTTGCTCGTTCTGGACACCGAAATCTAGTTCTTTCGATGCCAGCAACCCGATCTGGAATGTGCGGGCGTAGAGTTCCTTGAGAATCGTGATCTCTGTTTCCCCACCATCTGCCAGCATGATCGTCTTCTTGTTGCCAACAAGCATCGCCCGAGACTCATCAGTGGTTCCGCCGAGATCCGTTCGAATCTGGGACGACGTGTACACCGGCAGTCCGAGAATACGATTGGGCGGCATGTCGGTGAGGTCCATGATGTAGTTGTACTCGGCTGTTCCAGTCTTCGACTTCTTCAAGACGTTCAAGATCGACTCGGACATCACCCACGCACTCTGTGCAGCATCGACAACACCATCCCGCTGTCTGATAGCGCTCATCGCGTCCAGCAGGTTGTTGAAGGTGGGAATGTCGTTGATGTCGGTCGTGTATGGTGTCATCGAAGGAAGATTGAAGAGGCCAAGAGGCTGCTTCGCGCCTGTTCCACGCAATCCGACCTTCGTCTGTTCGATTGCCATCGCTCGAATGATCTGATTGCGGGCGCGTTCCTCAACGTTCTCGAGGGCGTGCTTGATCAGGTTCAAACGAATCTGGACCAGACAAGCCATCTGCTTGAGAGTCAGCGTAAGTTCGCCGTAGTCCATGTCCGATGTAGAGATGTTGTCTGTGGGCGTGTCTCCCGGCCAATAGATGTTAGGGTCACGGCCTTCCTTCGTCCAGGACTGATATTTCGGAGAATTGGGCAGATAGTCGACGCCCATATTCATCCAAATCTCCTGGCCACGGAGCTTCATGATCCACTCAGCGTGCGCTTCGGTCGGAATGAAGAACCCGCCGGCAACTTCCGATCCCAGGTTGAGATCTTTCAGTTGCTGCATGCGCTTCTCCATCAGTTCCTTGGTCACGCCCTCTTTCGGTTCTCGGCTAAACGACTTCTGGGACTTCAGGACGTCCAGTTCGAGCCCAGCTTCGGCCAGATACGTATAGTCGCGGCCCTGCGTCAGAAGCCCGATCGCGTGAACGATCATGAAGTCCTTCAGGACGCGCTTCGTCGACTCATGAATGACTGCCGGCGCGGCCGGTGTCTTCTGAGGGCCGATCCCCGTCAACTGTGTCTCTGCGGGATCACGAACCGCTGTGGCTGTATCTACCGCCCCGATAGCTGAAGGCTTCTTCCCTTCGAGCGTGTAGTTGTTCTTATCCAGATATTCTTGCACCTCTGCAGGAATCTCTGGCTCTGTCGCCGGCGTCTCCCCCTTCATTCGCGCAAGAACACTCTTCGCGCCTGCTTGGATCATCTCGTGATCCTCTGGGGTCATTTTGCTCAGATCTAGTGCCATGTCTCTCACCTCTTTTATGCGAGTTTGTCCACGATCTGAGCGCTGACGGTAGTCAGTTCAATCTGCAGATCTTGGAATTGTTCTTTTGCCGTCACCAGCGCAGCGTCCTTCTCTGCGATAGCAGTCTTGTATCCTTCGATCAATTCGCCTGTCAGTTCGAAGGCTTTGTCGACAGGAATACCGCCCGCCGCCGCTGCCAATCGGATCTCCTCAAAGGTCTTCAACTCTCGCTCTCCCGAGCACGTGTCGACCTTCGTGGAGCAGGTCATATCCACCGCTGCCCCCCCACCCTTCTTTAGTGCGTCAGAAACGCCACCCCGGATTGCATCTACCAGAGCCTTCTCGTTATTGAGAGTGATATTCACAGGAACCGATACGGGCTTCCCTTCGTGGTCGATCTCTTCAAACATCTTCCTCAGAATAGGAGATGGGCCTTCGTAGACTTTCTCTACGTAGGATCGGAACAATGCCTTCAAGCCGTCCGTCCTCATTGCTTCGCGATTCGACGGCAAGCCAACGGGACTGTGCTCAAGCAACTCCCATTGCTTGATGTCCCATCCGCCCCAGAAGTTGTCTTTGTCAACCGGCTCCCACTCGTTGATCATGAAGCCAATGGACGTGCAATTCAGAATGTGGCCTTCCCACATCTCCTGGTATGCCTTCCCTTCAGTGTGTGCGTTCTCGACAGTCCACTGCCAGAGCGCCCACGTCATATTCTTGTACTGCTTTAGCTGTTCTGTGAATCCAACAGGGATTGTGTGCTTGTGCTGTCCAAACACAGTAGGATTCTTCGTGTAGTTATCAGTGATGACCATGCCGGCCTGCTGCATCGTGTCTTCATCACGATCTGGAGAGGAAGACGAGATCACCGATTCAGCTTTCGGGCGCGTATCAAGCAGGACTCCACCCTGAGCACCCACATTGAATACTCTCTCCGGTTCTCCGATGGATTCTGGCAGAGAACGTTCATGCAGCGCATACTTGAACATCGCCGCCACATTCCCCTCTTTGAACAGCGTCCGAATCTCGCCACGATCAAGGACAACGTGACCTCCGCTCTCCCCTTTCACCGCAATCTCGGTTACTGTCAGTGCCTTCCTACCCATCACTACGCCCCTCCTCCGGGTTAAACTTCACCCTTCTGCTATCTTTACTAACGAAATGCCGGCCTTTGGCAACGGTCTTCTTTCCGCATTTTGGACACACGTCCCTTGTATCTGTTTGAACCATTCCGCAGGCCGGACATATTCGTTTCATGCGTGTTCTCCTACCCCTCAATCTCCGCCAGGATCGGCATCAATCCGCCCAGAAGATCCCATGGAAGAACTGTCTTGTCGTCCGAGTTCGGGTTCTGGAACGCCTCAAGAGAGAGAGGCTCCCGTAGCTTCAGTTCAATCGGTTCCTCGCCGAGAGTCGCCACCGCTGTCACGAAGGACTCTTTGGCTTTCTCGCTCTTGAAAACGAAGGTTTGCATTCCCGGCGCTCCGGGCATCGGCTCCATCTTCGGATTACCTTGCTCGTCAAGCTCACAGTATTTCTTCGCCTGTTTCATTCTCTCACCCTGGAATGCTTCCAAGGCTTGACTGACCTCAATCACAGTTCGTGCAAGCAAGTACGAGGTTCTCACCGGAAGGTCAATCCCAGTGAACTTTCCCGCAGCCGCTTGGATTCTCTGTGCTTCGTTCAACGTCACTTTCATACCCATGTTCTTCTCCTTTGCTGCTCTCTTTTTGTGCGGCCCTATGCCGCGTCTTTTAGATTAGTGGGCGAGGGCCGAAGCCCCCGCCCGCCAGTTGCTATGCCGGGTTATAGAGTTTGATGTACCTCAGATTACCGCCGTTATCAACGAACAACGGGACCAGCGAGCCAGAATCAGACCCCGCATCCGTGATAGTGCCTAGATCGCTTGCAGTTGCACAATCGAACAACGCCGTGATGCCATTGTTGTTGGTATTCAGACTGAACGGGCATACTGATTTGGCCACAGCATAATTCGTAGCCAGCTGGTGCATCCTGAGACCGAAGATAACCTTCGTGTCTGTCAGAGTCGCAGCCCCTTCATAAATACCATTTTGCTGTGCGCAGACATAGTAAGCTCCGGTTACAGCAGAATCAGCGATGTTCACCCAAGAGGCAGCCCCCGTGAAGTGGCCACCGAAAGTCCCCGAGCCCGTCGAGACAAAGCTGCCCGAAGTACCCACACCGTCAGCTATATTGGGATCTTCAACGGCATTGGCTATGTTGATCGCCTTGGTGTATGTGCCAGTCAAGTCAATGCCCGTGGCACAGGTGCTAATCTCGATTCCAGTCACAGTCGCACTGGTCTCGATTCGGATACCTTTGTCCCACAAACCAGCACTCGGTACTCGCACTCTGTAACCAGCCGCATCTCCGGTATGGGTTCCACCAAGGTTTCCACCAACCGAAACACCGCAAGCCCATGTGCCAGTTCCAATTACAGCAGTAGAAGGAACATCGCACGTGAAGTGAGCGCCACTGAAGTCGCAAAGACCACTGGATGTGGTGATCGTGACTCCCGCCTTTACCAACATGCTGCCCCACGTCGCGCCTACACCGCCAGCCGTAGTAACGTCAGCGGCCAAGTAGACGTAATCGTGCGCCGTGTACAGAGATACGTCTGCCGTTGTGATCTCAGTAGAGACCAGGAATCCGGCTCGAAGTGCTTCAGTGTATCCAGCGGCCAGTTTCGTGCCACCATCGTCGAAGTAGAATGCAACGCCCTCGTGGGTTGTTACGCCGTCGAGAGGTAGACCCAAACCAGAAGCCGCAAAGGATTCTGCGCCAACGGTGAGTGCCTGCGTCATTGCCGAGGGTTCCATGTTAAGACCAGTCGTAATCGTGCCATCGATGTTGATTCCTGTGGTGCAGGAGCCGATGTCGATACCCGTTGTACAACCATCACCAAGATCGATGCCAGTTGTCAGGGTGC